TTAATCAATTGTCATGTAATTTTGTTTTTTATGTGACTACCATGTATACGGCAAACTATCTGCCCGTTATAGTAGTCGTCTGACTCTAATACTCTATGATTAAATTGTTCTCTAGCTTCTATGTAACTACAAGCTGCCTTTGATGTACAATAAAATAATATTTCTCTTGTAAAGTTGTCTGAGCCTAGCTCTGCAATGTCTCGGTTGAGTTGATCGTTACTGCCGAAATAAGTTTGCCAGTCTGAATCTATTTTGCTTCTGATTCGTTTGCGTTTTTTGTTGCCATTCTTTTGTTTTACTACTCGATATGTTGTTTTACTAAATTTTGCTAATTTTTTGCCAATATACTTTCTGCCGGTGAGTCCATTTACAATAATGTAAACAAATCCAATACAATCTTCGGGTAGTGCTACTACTTCCGTGCCTTTATAAGTCCACACTATACTGCTAACTTCTTACTAATTGCGGTCCTGCCTAATACCCAACTGTCGCCTGGACATTCTCTACTTTTCTGAGATACGCCGTCTTTGCTCCACCATCTATTTCCGATTGTTGCTTGTGTACGCTTAATAATAACTTCTTGCGACTGCTTCCGGCCAGACATTGTCGCTGATTGTTTTAACTTTTGAGTCTCTGATTTAGGTTTTCCTTTTGCTGCCAGCGACATATTTAATTTGTGTTCTGCTGATTTGGGTTTTCCTTTATTTCCTTTAGCATTTTTATTGCCTAACATTGTATTAGAAGACACACCTTCACCACCGTCAGTTTTATTTCTTAATATTCCTGTTTTTAAATCTTTCCTGCCATACCAACGAATCATTCGTCTTTCAATAGCAAATGCTCCAAGCTCGGTAAGTCCTGACTCTAATATTATTATTCTATCAGTAGGTGGAACCTTTACTTTGTGGTCCTTGGATTTATGTCTCAAATCGTGCCCCTTGCCTATGTAATACGGCGAACCGTCTACTCTTAAATAAGCATACACATAATAAATATTCATTGCTGATAGTCCTATAAACTGTTAGAGTTAGCGGATACTCTAATATCGCGGCTAACACTACTATTTAGCTGATTACCAACACCGGTTAATTTTTCCTAACAAATTGTCATCATGCTATCTCTACGTCCGTATTGTAACTTGTAAAGCCACCTTCTTTTATAACCTTAAGAATGTTTTCTACTCGACCAGCTAGCTCATCTCTATGACTTACTAGCCAAATTGACTTATGGCGTTCTCTAGACATTTGTTTTAACAAGGCCAGGGCATTTTCTACACCTGCTGTGTCTAGTCCGTTATCGATCATTTCGTCTATGAACAACAAATTAATAGGTTGATATAAACTTTCAAACACATCACGGAATGCCCAGCTCATGCTTAGGATTAGTCGATTGCGTTCACCTCTGGATAAGTTGTCAAAGTCCAGCTCTCTACCCAGCTCTTCAATGCTGACAGTCAAGTCGTTTTGGAATACCACAGTGTGCGGCAAGCCCACACGATCCAAGTAGTGGGTGAGTCGAGCATTTAGATAGCTAAGATTTTGTTCAATAATCTTTTTACGGATAAAACTATCTTTGCTTGTAAGCAATTTGAGTAGGAACTCCTGGTGTTCTTGCAAGCGAGTAAGTTCATTTAGTGTATCATATGTTACTTCTTGTAATGCTTGCTGTTGCATTTCGGTAATCTGCTCACTGTAAGGGTCTGCTTCTGCTTGTTTAGAAACAATTTGTTGTTCTAAATTAGTCAATGTAGCCTGGTGCTGAATAGCATCAGACTCTTTGTCATAAAACATCTTAGGCGGTTTACCTAACGTGCCCAAGGACGTGTGGGTAGTCTCCAGTTCTGATAAGAGGTTGCTGTAAGTTGCGCTGCCCTCTCGAGCCGAGACCAAATCAGCCTGCTTCGCTTCCATAACCCGTTGGTGCTTACTATCGTGGAAGGGCTGACCACACGTATGACATTCATGGTTAGCGAGCGTTTCAATTTCTTTTGATAGTTTGGCTGCCAGCTTTTCCTCCCTGCTGATATCCAGTTTGACTCGTGAGATCTGACTCGATAGTTCGTTGATATCCTTGCGCTTTTGATCCCATTCCTTGTGATCTTTGTGCGCTTGGATCTCCACTTCAATTTGTATCGTCTGTAACGCCTTAAGGGCTTTCTCAAGTTCTTTGATATCTTCGCCATGTTTAGTAACCCATAATGTTTGTCTACGTTTTAAACTTTCTACTTGTTCTTCTATACGTTTGTTGGCTTCTTGTTCGGCACGGATACGAAATTCTTCTTGTTGTATTGCATCTTTAGTTTCTTTATTGAGTTCTTTGATGCGATCAGCACGTTCACTTAGTTGTGTAATGCCTAACAACTGTTCAATAATTGTGCGCTGGTCGTTAGCTTTAAGACTTAAGAATGGTTCTGTGTAGGTGTTAAGAGCAAGAATATGCTTAAACATATCGTGGCTAAGGCCTAACATCTGTTCTATAGCATCTTGTGTTTCTCTCGAATCACCTTGAGCCTCATCTGTGACCACTTGCTCTTGATTGTTTACAAAGAATCTAAGTAAGTTAGGTTTACGTCCACGTTCAATTCGATATTCTTGTGTGCCTACCATAAAGTCTAAACTGACCAACATGTTCTTACTATTGGTGCGATTTATAAGGTTGTCTTTTCGAATGTTACTCAGTGCTTGTCCATATAGTGCATACGATAGAGCATTTAGCAACGATGTTTTTCCAGTTCCATTTCTTGATCCATCTCCGCCCAAATCTAGATTTTCTCCAAGCACCAAAGTTAAATCTTGCCGATCAAAATTAACCGCCTGGGTGGCATTACCGATAGACATAAAATTCTTTATTGTAAGATTTTTTAATTTGATCAATTTACTCTTTCTTTACATTTATTAAAATGCCATCGTTTCATTGATAGACCTTTTCCGTTAATGCCGCAATGCGGACATTGTATTAATACATTGTTTATTTCTTGTCGACGCTTGTGTTCGTGGTCACTCAGATTTTTAGGAACACCAGTTAACTTGTCACTTACCTTTTTACGAGAAGCGTCGCTCCACCCATGCGGAGCATCCATACCTTTTTTGGCCTTAGAAATATTATTTTTTCTCTCTTTGGTCATTGGCCCTCTTTTTTCTGCCAATTGTTCTCGCTTTTTCTTAGCATTTTCTTCACCGTAAATTTCTTCATATGTTTTTCCAGCTTTTGCTTTACTTAAATTTTTACGATGCTCATCAGTAAACGTCATACCGGTTCGCCAAGTAGATATTGCCAATCGTACCTCTACGGTCATAACAGGGCCCCAAGCATGTAGTCTGTTATTAGTTAAGATACCGTCTTTATCGATATTCTCTCTACCTAATTCTATAATTACATCCTCTTCAAACCTGTAAGCATCTTTTTCAAACATATTTTTGATTAACTTAACAGCAATGGGTTCATATCCTGCCGATCGAATCTCTGCTATTCTAGCATTCTTCTTTACACCGTTAGCAGACCCTTCTTTTAAATGTTGCAGCATACGGTTGTTTTTTCCTTTACCTATATAAAACGGCAAGTTAGTTCTTGGATCAATCAAAGCATAAACATAGTAAATATTTTCCATACAACTCCATTAAGTTATCTTTACGTATTTAGCATGTTCTATAGGCTCTGGTAGATTTTTAATAACAACTTAGGATCGTAAAATTCACTTTCAATATTAGTAAGCTGATCAGTAACAATTTGATCTACTGATTCAAACTTAACTTCTCCAGGCGCCATGTCGATATCAATGTCTGTGCGCTTGCTAGGTATTAGGGCCATTTCACGCAGGTTATGATCTCGAACAAATGTATCTTTAATAAAGTTTGCTTCTTCGTAGCTAATATCAATGTCTAATTCTACACGAACATGCATATTGGGTTTAAGTATGTTAGCACCATTGTCAATTGCTTCACTTAACTTCATTACACGATATAACGGTTGTCCTGGCCAAGAAAAATATTGATCTGGCATGCCCCACTCTTTGATCATCATACCACGTTCGGCGTCGCCTGCGTCGGCAAAGTTATGCGGAAAGCAGTTACCGATGTAGTTAATATTCTTTTTCTGTTGTCGTAAGTGGAAATGGCCTGAGTAGACACTTTCAATTCCGCTAAAGTTTTCTACCTTGAGTTCGCCGTGATCGGGCATTTCCACCATGGCATTCATTTTAAAGTGTGGCAGTTCAAAGTGCCCAAACATGTACCTGGCTGTCATTTTGGCCAGCTTTTTGTGATCATCGCCTACCAACCAAGGCGCAATAATAACATCACCGTCCTTGAAAAAGTCATTGACAATGACAATGTTAGGAATGTGTTTGGCCCATTCGGTTGAATAGATATCGCGTTTGTCGCGATAGTATAGGTCGTGATTGCCTGGAATAAAATAAAAACGTTCAAATGCCTGACTCAGCTTTTCCAAACTACGCAAACTATACTGTAGTGTCTGCATGTTAATGGCCGCACGTTGATGGCTCCAATCGCCTAGGAACATGCCAGTTTCGCAACCTTGTTCTTTGGCTGTGGCAATAAACCAATCGATAAAATCACTACAGTCTTGATTGTGTTGTAGACTATTTGATTTCAGTCCAAAATGTATATCTGTGCAGACAGCTACTTTTTTAAATAGATTCATAACAGTTAGTTTAACATATACCCCATTGCATTTGCAATCTCTTTGTGGGCCAAACGAAGATCTTGATTTCTAATCAAATCAATTTTTTTAATATGGTCAACGAAATCAATATTATTTTTACCATTACTATTTTGTATCATTGATATAACAACATCAATTTGACTTTGGTGCTCACCAAAATTGTATCTAGTAAGTCGATTCAGCACT